CCTTCACCCATAGCCTTTTGAGCATCACCCACGGCCTTTTGTAATTGAGCTATCTTGAATGAGTAACTATCTACTGAAGCAGCTGCGCTACCCTCGAAACGTTCAGCCAATATCTCAACAGTCTTATCAAAGCCTAAAGCCTTTAATTGAGCCGAGCTGTAACCTCTGGTCAGTTTAGAGATAGCCGCATAGTTGCCAGAATAAGCCCTGGTAATGGCGTTAGTAATACTTACTAGGTCTTGGCCTGTTTCTACTGAAGCATCTATGGCTGTGCCTAGTAACTTCATAGACATCTCAGCGTCCATAGTCGTTGAAATAAGATTAACTATGGCAGGTCGCATTTCCTCTTTAGTTACCATAGTGGCTTGCTCAGTAGCTTCTAAGTAACGCTCTAAACCTGGAACTGCATAAGCAAATCCTAAATTGCCTAATGCGTTAGTTAATTGCTTAATAGCCTTTTCCTCAGCTGCAAACGCAATAGCTCCTTGTTTAGCAAAATTAACAAATGCGCGAGCTGATAGGGCAACACCTACGGCTGCACCTAGTTTCTGAAATCCTTTAGTTAGCTTTGTGACAGCCTTATCTGCATCATCAAATCCCTTTTTTTGGAACTCTCCGACTATATTAACTTTAATATCGCTCATGCCGCCACCTTTGTAGTGTCTGCCTTTACTCTGGCATTAAATTGCATTGTTGCCTTATCTATGGCTTTCATAATGGCATCTAGGGCTTTACCCTGATTTTCAGCGTAAGCAGCGAATAGCAAACGACCTCTAGTTTTCTGATCGCCACCTTTGTAGCTTTTCAATGCTCCCACTTGATTACTTAAAGTGGTATTGAACATAGCACCAGCATTAGGATTATTTGACATGCTTCTATTGCTACCGCTCGGGTTAGCGCGACCTGCTGTTTCTACGATTGCGCCGATAGCAGACTTATTGAAAAGGGTAAATAAGGATACAAAGCCAGCGCGGTTGCGGCGTTGCTTACCTAGAGAATAAGTCATGCCACGTCTAATAAGTGTTGGATTGTATTTGGGAAATCCTCGGTCACGGCCTGTGCGTGATTTAGGTTCTATGCCTTTATCTTGCCAGTTGTATAAACGTGTAGATTCTGGCACTTTGTTGCGTGCCTCTTTAATAACATCTTTTAGCGCGATGCGTACTTCCGCATCCATTTGCTTTTGTAAATCAGGCGCGTAGTTTTTAAGGGCTTTTCTAAGCCCCACGATTCCCTCTACTACGACTGGCATTTTTCCTATCTTCCGCCTGTTTTCTAATGACCTCTCTAAAAGCTTTTAGTAGGTCTGTATCCATGTTAATAAATTCGCTAGGCGCGATTCCTGTGTGTACCGATAGCTGAGCTATTTGGTATGTCCAGGAATCACGCGTTAGCCATTTGGGTAGTCATCTCCTATAACCTCAACAGCCTTTAAGGTTTCCAGGAACTTGTCCCCGAAAGGTTTAACATCTGGAGCATCTGCTCTACGCAGACATTCCCAAGCAAGCCAATAAATATCGCTTTGTTTCTGATCCTCGCGAAAGGCTTTATAGAAACCTTTTTTAGCGTATTGCTCGAAAGCGTACTCGATAGCTGGAGTGATTTCATGAACCGACTCTGTGCCATCTGCCCTAGTTACTTTTAGACTTGCCATGTTTTGCCCCTTTTATTTAATTAGAACGTGCCTGTTGAGGCTACGGTTACTGCTGAGTTTACTGTAAATGTAATGTCCATAGTAGCCATATCGCCTACAGCGCCGTTAATCGGTGTTAGGTTATTTACAAGGATGTCAAAGCTATATAGAACGTTATCAACTGCTACGGCTGCTGCCTTATCCTGAAGCATCTTAACGCCAACGGTTGTTCCATAAGCTGCCTGTAATGTGGATAAAACGCTAGCAGGTGAATCTTCTGTATCATTTAGGAATGAAACAGTAAGAGTTGCAGACTCCAAGCCTTTTACAAACTTGTGAGCTGTGTCACCCATAGCAGTTACTTCAAGCTCATCAAAAGCCTGATTAAGGGTAACGCTTGTTACGTGGTCGCTAAGATCGACTGAGTTGATCTTAAGCCCGACCTTGTTGTTTAGTGTAATCGCCATTTGGATTACTCCTCATCTTTCTTAGCGGTTGCGGTTGGTTTTGGTTTCTCAGCGATTGGCTTAACCTGACCGATTTTGATCAGAAACGCCTCACGCTCTTTGTCATTATCAGCCATTATTAACTCCAATCGGATAGAACGCTGATGGATACTTCACCGGATAGTAGATCGCCTGCTATTCCGGTTAAGACTGCTGGGGCACTAAATGTGCCAATAGAATAAGCGATGCTGGATGCCTCTAGCTTATTGACTATGTTTAGGTAGTAATCCTCAATGTTGATTAGGTTGCCCTGGTTATCAAACATAGGTGCTAATACTACCAATTTAAAGTTTACTTTTGGCTTAACTGTTTTGTAATGGTCGTTAGACGGCTCAATGTATGGATCGCCTGGCTGCACTACGATTGAGTTCGCTAGGGGAGTGGCAGGTGGGAAGGAAAACACCTGCCACGCCGCATTATCAGCTAGCGCAGTCGCGATGGTTCCACGTAGGGTAGAGATAGCAGACATTACCCGACTTGACCGCCCGGTGCTAGGTGATCCGCAAGTAACCCGCGAACGCGAGCCATAAGGGTATTACCCATGCGATAAGGTGAAGGTTGAAAGTCAGGTGAGATGCCGCCAGCGTTTGATGCTTGGCGAGCCTGCCATATATCTACTGCAATCATAAGGGTAGCCTGATTAACTTCAGGCAAAGTTTCATAATCGACAGCTTGTGAGCCGTAAACCCGACCCCACGGCGCGATAGTGTGATACTCACGTGTGGTTATTTGTGCATTAACAAACTCTAGCCAGATGCCATTAGCTTTAGTAATTGTGTGCGTGCCGTTAAAGTGTTGGCGCACGTTTTCGACTGTAATAGTATCGCCGACTACAAATTGATCAGCGTTTTCATAAATATAAATGCGGCCTGTTGTGCCGGTTGCCTCAATCGCATAAACAGATTGGGTGTTAAACCATAACTTGCTCTTTACAATATTTTCTGCCGCTTGACAAACTTCCTCAACGACAGCGGATGAATAAAGCGCGCCAATGCCTAGTGCTGAGCGTAGTTCAGCTTCGGTTACGTATGTCGCTGCCATTTTATCCTCTCTTTATGTTAGCCCCGGCGCAAGGGCTGTGCGCCGGGGTAACTCTACTACTAGGCTAATTAGGCCTTGTTAAACTTAAATGCGCCTGCCGCTGTCTTTGTGGCAATCGCATAGTAGCCGTACATGCCGATTTCAACCTTACCGGTTCCAACCTTCTCAGCGCGTAGCTGTAGGCGTGGTGACTCGTACCAGGTGTAAGAATCGCGGTTTAGGATGATGATTGTTCCATCTCCATCGCCGGATAGGTTGTAATCAACGTATAGAGGCAAGCCGAGAACTGTTCCGCGGATTGCGTTTACCTGTACGTCACCAGCTGCGTTTTGTGGTGCAGCTGCATTGAAGATTGGTCGCTTCTGTGAATCTACAAGACCAACAATGTTAGTCCATTGTGTTGGTGAGCAGACAATACCTGTAGCGAACTTGAAGGTATTTGTATAGATTGACTCGCCACCACGTGCTACGAACTCTGCAAGTGTTTCGCCATCAAAAGGAACAGCTGTAGTTGTTCCATCTAGTGTTCCATCGGTTAGGATTTTATCAACCAATGCATAGTCGGTGTGCTTAGCGTAAGCATCGCCCATGAGTGCTAGCAACTCGGTTAGGAACGCAGGGCTTGTGCGATCCAAGACCTCTACGGAAAATTGCTGCATTCCCGCAGCTTTCTTTACATCAACATCGATGTACTCGATTTCCAACTGTGTATCAGAAAACGCGCCGCCTTCAGCTACTGTTGCAACTGTTGGTGCAGTCTTAACGCGTGGAATCTGAAACTTCATACCTGCGTCTGGCAATACGCCTGCAGATACAGCTTCGATTGTTGGACGAACGCCGGTGGTCTTAGGGTTGATAACTTCGGTTAGCTGACGTGTTGGTACAAGACCTGGAACGTCATTTACTGTATCTGTGTCAGATGCAGCTGCAATCCATTGACGAGCTTGCTCGTCACCGAATACTGAAGCTTTAATTGTGTTTTCTAGCATTGTTAGCGGAGTTACGTTGATACGTGGCTTCGCATAAATTGGTGCAGCAACTGTTGGGCGCGCAGCTTCCACCGCAGGGGTTTCTACCACAGGCGCAACGGTTGCGGTGTCTGGAGTATTCTCCACGACTGCCTCGCTTTCGTTTTGGGTTGGTGTTTCTACAACTTCATCCTCTGAAGCTGCAACGCTCAGAACCTCAGCACTCTTAAACGCTGCTGCCTGAACAAGACTTGTTTCATATAACTTAGATGCTAAAACTTTGATGACGCCACCTTCGCGCTTACTATCAATTACTTCAACGCCTACTGATAGGCCAGAACGTAATTGCTCAGATGCTTCAATTAGCGCATCGTTTCCGCGTGTAGTGTTTGATACTTTGAAGGTTGCGTAGATGCCTTCATCGGTTTCCTCGTATGAAACCATGCGGCCTAGAGGTTTTTTGGCATCATGCTCAAGTAATAGTTTTGGCTTAGGGCTTTCAGGAATCTCAATGGATCCTTTTGTGAATACTACTTTACCGGCTGATGTGTATCCGACTTCATTACCAAAAGGAACAATCTTACCGGTGATTGTGCGTTCCTCTGCATTGCAGGTAATATCGTTAGAGAACGTTAGGCGCATCTGCGTTTCCATTCGGTGATAGGTTTTCCATTTCCATCGCTTGCTCGACAGTAATCAAACCTAGAGTAAGCATCTTTTCAATGACGGCAAGGCGTTCTAGCGCATTAACCGCTAGGAAAGCATCCTCAACATCAAACTTAACTATGTTCCCGCGCGCGGTGATGTCATCCATTGATAAACGATCCTGAATTGCGTGGACATACGGCGCGAGGGAAAGCGATACAAATTGACGGCGTTCATCTTGAACATTGGCATAAGTCATGCTGTTGTTCATGTCTGCGCTAATATAATACGCTGGCACGTTCATCATACGAGCGATTTGTGTAGCTGTTGATTGAACAGCATCAACAAACATCATATCGCGAGGTGAAAACGCGGTTGGTTGATAATCTAAAGTGCTGGTGAGATATGCAGTAGATCTGCGTTCACGTGCAGATTTCCATGCAGCGAGAATAGATTGAACTTCCTCTTGTGATAAATCTGCACCGGTATTCTTTAGAACACCTGAAGGCATTGGTGTAGCAGATGCGACACGCATCGCGGTTTCTAAATCGATTGCAGAACGCAAAGTGCGTGCGCCACGCTGTAACACACCTTCATCTAAACCCTGGAACGTGACAAGTGATCCTAAGCCTGACATTGGAGCAGGTGTGCCATCGACTGTGTATTGTGTTATGTAATTTGTGTTTGAGTCAGTCGTAAATGAAACGCGACCTGGTGCAACCCATTCAAAACGAGCTGGTCTGCCATCATCAAAATAAACTTCAGTAACGCGCCAATATGCAACGCCGTAGAACAATAAGCTATCTACTGTCCATGCAATAGTAGTGCTAAGCGGCTGATGAGCTGAAGGTTGCTCTAACCAGATTGGCTTGCCTAGTTTTTCGCCTGTGGACTTTTTGTAAAGCTCTAAAGGAAAGCTCGCAATAGTGCCGGCAATTAAGTTACGGCATCTAGCCACAGCAGGAACAGTCATAGCTTCCTCGCGGGCTAATGCTGTTAGGGCTGTTGGTAAATAATAATTGAAAGCATCGGTCATTAGTTGAGGCGCGGCTTGCGCTTCAATCTTTACCGGCTTTTTACGATCGAAAAGACCCATCGGTATATGTTACCACACAAATCGGACAATTAGGACATAATAGCGGGTTTTGATTGTGGTTTTAACAGCTGGTGTGTCACCATCGCTAAAGCAATAGCGGCTGATACGTCACCGGCTGATTTACGCCGCACAATACGCCATCCGGCATCGGTTTCTTTGGCAGCGCAGTTATTCATGGAATTAACCAAGCTATCCTGCCCATTATGGACTAAGCGCACATTGACTATGGCATCTAATAGATCGCTACACGCCTGATAGAACACCTGGCCTGACATATCCTGTATTTTGTAGCCAGTCTGCGCTAAACGCTCAGCCACGCTCATAGAGGTATATTTATCAAAACAAATCATTCTTGGTTTGTATTGCTTAGCCCATTCTGCGACCTCTACGGCCATTTTAAGCTCATCTATGGCCACCTGGCTCTCAAACTGAGCCACTACACCTACTCCGACCTTTCCGTCGTCCATAAGCTGACCTGCAACCAATGAAGCCTGTTTTTTGCTTACTGATATATCCATTCCGAATATAGTCAGCTTGCCTGGCTCTAGTTTTAGATCCTGCACCGTTAAATCCTCAAATGCTCGATAAGGCCACGGTGATTTAAGCGCACTTACCCATTGACATAAGGTTTCTGTGCGTGATGCTTCAGGCGTAGAGGTTGCAATAGCCTCAGCGATAGTTTCCTCATCGACTATGTACCCTAAAGCTGGATTAGCCTGATACCAAGCATCCCTATCGGTAATCTTGCAAAAGTCATCGGCTGAATACTCCCAATAACCTAAGCTCTTAGGTGGATAGCTCAATGCACGCTCTCTAAGGCTATTTAGAACGGTGCTAAAGGC